TACAACTTGCCGTGCAGCATTTGGTGTTGCAATGGCTCAAACCACAGCAGGTTCTGGCTTTACATACGGTCTGGACTTGAAGATGCAAGACCCCGTTGCTGATGCTGGTGGTCCTTCTGGAGTTATAGCGTATAAAACGGCTGAGATTCGCCTAGCTAATGATGCTGCCGCTGCTCCTGTTGTCATCAAGGTAGGTAATTTTGTTGATGGTGCCGCTTCTGGTGTAGGCAAAGGTTCGTTAGGTATTGATTCTACTGATGGACTATTGTTTGTATCTGATGCTTCTGGCAACTGGCAGGCTGTTACTGTCTAATGTTGACTCATGAAGATCCAGAGGTGGCTACAATTGTGGCGCTTCTGGAGGCCCAAAGAGACTACGCAATGGGACATGCCGCCAAACTTGCTAAAGAAAATGCTGAGTTAATAGCAAAGATTAGCAGACTTGAGGCATCTAAACCGGCGTAGTCTTACCCTACATCTAGGAGATTAATTATGCAGTATGATATTTTAGCGTCGGCCCCGCTAGTCACTACAGGTCAGGTTACTGATAACGCTGGTAGCCCCAATGCTTTAACTAGGTTGCGTATAAAAGGGCTGTATTTTGTAAGTGGTGCTACTGCGGGATCAGTTGTTTTTAGAGATGGTGGATCAGGTGGGCCAATACTGCTAACCGTGAATACACCCGCTGCTGCTGCTAGTGGCTCAAACTACATCATTATGCCCGGGGAAGGAATTTTAGTGCAAACAAACCTTCACGGAACTGTAACTACTACAGCTTCTGTAGTTGTCTTCTACGGATAAGGAGTTTTAAATGAGCGACAAGAAGAAGAAAACAAAGTTTCCTAATAGGAAGGACGATAAGTACTTTCCAGACCAAGAAAAAGCTCCTTCTCCTGATGAGGGATATAGAGGTAAAAAAGATCCTTTAGATAAGGTTAAAGATGTAGCACATAAGGTAGCAGACAAGATGATTGAGGCTAAAGCTGCTGGAGTGCCTACTCCGACTGTAGCCCCTGCTGCGATAACCCCACCACCAGCTATGCCAGCAGCACCACGGCAAATGCCCCCACCAGCAATGCCAGTAGCACCACGGCAAATGCCTATGATGAAGAAAGGTGGTTCAGTTAAAGCTGCAGCTTCACGTATCAAATCTTCAGCTTCTCGTCGTGCTGATGGCGCGGCTCAACGTGGTAAAACTAAAGGACGGACTCTATAATGAAAAAATGTGCAACTGGCGGTATGATGAAGAAGATGGCTGGCGGCGGTATGTCTAAGGATTTGGCTGAACACGCTGGTAAACCTGCTTCTAAAGCCCACAAGGGTCTTAAAGCTGGTGGCTTTGTTCGTGCTGCTGATGGCGTGGCTAAGAAAGGTAAGACCAAGGGTAAAGTCTTATAATGAGACCGTCCCGGGGTATGGGGGACATCATGAAGTCCAAGATGCCCAAGGGTAAGAAGGGCGGTTGGATTAAGGATGCTATCAAGAAACCCGGGTCCTTACGTAAGTCACTAGGGGTTAAGGCAGGGGAAACTATCCCAGCTAGTAAGTTAGCTAAAGCCGCTAAAGCCCCGGGTAAACTAGGTCAAAGAGCAAGGTTGGCTGAAACTCTGAAAGGCTTCAAGCATGGCTAAGACTCCCGCGAAGAGTAAAGTTAACGCTGCTGGTAATTACACAAAGCCTACTCTTCGCAAGAAGATTGTGTCTCAGGTAAAGGCAGCAGCAACTCAGGGTACTGGTGCAGGAGAATGGTCGGCTAGAAAGGCACAGCTTGTAGCCAAGAAGTACAAGGCAGCAGGTGGGGGCTACAAAGATTGAAAGCGCCACAGAAATCCTTAAAAGATTGGGGTAAGCAAGACTGGACTACCAAAAGTGGCAAAAAGTCTTCTGATACAGGTGAGCGATACCTTCCAAAGGCGGCAATAAAGTCTTTAAGCCCAGCGGAGTATGCAGCAACCACCCGTGCAAAACGTGCAGGTAAGGCGGCAGGTAAGCAGTTTGTGGCTCAACCCAAGACTATTGCAAAGAAAACAGCGGGGTACAGATAATGGCTAAGACTCCTGCATGGACGCGAAAAGAAGGCAAGTCTGAAAAAGGTGGCTTAAATGCCAAGGGTAGGGCTTCATATAACGCAGCTAATCCCGGTAAGCCCGGATTGAAGGCTCCTCAGCCAGAAGGTGGTAGTCGTAAGAAGTCATTCTGTGCGAGAATGTCTGGGATGAAGAAGAAGTTGACCTCTGCTAAGACAGCGAATGATCCAGATAGCCGCATAAATAAATCTTTAAGAGCTTGGAAATGTTGAGTGTTACACGTGTCAAGCGTGATTATGGGAGAAACCCAAAGGTTGCTGATGCAGAGGGTAGATATAGGTGCAGTAAGTGTCGAGAGTGGAAAGCACCAGAATTATTTAATAGAAACAGAAACCAGCTATCTGGCCTTAATTACGCCTGTAAGCCCTGCTCCAAAATAAGCGTACGTAGGTATAATTTGCCTACTAAGTATGGTATTTCTTCGCAGAAGTTTGAAGAGATGCTGGTTGCACAAGGTGGAAAATGTGCTTGTTGTGGTATAGTATTTGATACAGCAAGCATACAAACACATCGCCCTTGTGTAGATCACAACCATAACACTGGGGAAGTTAGAGATTTGCTGTGTGGTAGATGTAATTTGGCGGCGGGAAATGTTTTTGATAGCTCTGCTTGTGCCGAGCAGCTTGCTTCATACCTAAGAAAATGGAAATGTTAGATGACCACTTCGAGCGTTACAACATTTAATCTTGACCTTAATAATATCGTAGAAGAGGCCTTCGAGCGGTGTGGCGCTGAACTACGTAGTGGTTATGATATGCGTACTGCGCGTAGATCTTTGAATCTACTAATGCTTGAGTGGGCAAATCGTGGAATTAACCTGTGGACTATTGAACAGGGCCAGATAACTCTTACAACTGGGCAAATATCCTACGCAATCCCCACAGACACAGTAGATCTACTAGACCACGTAATTAGGACTGGTACTGCATCTAACCAGCAAGATATTAATATCAGCCGTATCTCAGAGTCTACATACTCAACCCTGCCTAATAAGAACGCTAGTGGTCGCCCGATACAAGTTTGGGTTAATAGACAGACTGGGGTACCTAGGTCTACTGCAAATACTACGTTGTCAGCAGCAATAACAGCAACCGCCACAACGATCAACGTAACATCTGCTGCCAGTCTCCCCTCAGTTGGGTTTATCAATATTGATTCAGAGACTATAACGTACCAGAATATCGTTGGAAACCAGTTACAGTATTGCTTCCGGGCACAGAACGGGACTACAGCAGCGGCACATAACAACGCTGCATCGGTAACAAGTATCAACTTACCAAATATAAACGTCTGGCCTACGGGTGATGGCGGTGGTCCTTACACATTTGTGTACTGGAGACTACGTAGGATGCAAGATGCGGGTGATGGTAATACAACCCAAGATATTCCGTTCAGACTACTACCGGCACTTGTTGCTGGGCTTGCAGTTCAGTTAGCTATGAAGTTGCCTAATGGCATGGAAAGGCTTCAGATGCTTAAAGCAATGTACGATGAGCAATGGATGTTAGCTTCGGATGAAGATAGAGAGAAGGCATCGCTTAGGCTTACCCCACGCATTAGCTTTACCTAGTAGGGTCATTATGCCAATAAAAAACTTGGATGACCGTAAAAAATACGCCCGCGCACAATATCTACAAAACAAAGCAAAATATCTTGCTGCGAGTAGAGTTCGTAGATTGAGATTGCAAGCGGAAAAAGCGTTAGTGCCCAAACCAGAGCGCGTGTTGTTGCCCTGCAATACATGCGGCGGATCACGCGATGCAAATGCTTTCCCAAGGCGGGGTAACGAATGTAAGCCCTGTATTGCGATAGCACAAAAAGAATACCGTAGGAGTCACGCGGCACATATTTCGGCACTAAAAAAGCAGTGGGCGACAAAAAATGCGGAGCATAAAGCACAGAAAGACCGCGTGTACGCAATTAACAATCCAGAAGCCCGCAAGCTAGCAAGAGCCAAATGGGACCAAAAAAACCCCGGGGCCACTAGCGCTGCTAAAGCAAAAAACAAAGTTGCTCGTTTATTAAGAGTACCAGCTTGGCTAACGGAGGATGACTTTTGGGCGGTGGAACAGGCGTACGAGCTAAGC